CACTTGGTAATGTAGTGTCTTTATATGGATAAGGTGAATATCTCACTCTTCCTACTTGACCTTCATAACGTGCACCGTCAGGTTTATTCATATCTTTCAAAAATCCTTGAAAATCTCCTGTTACAGGTTCTGTTTCTACATGTAACATAATGTTATATGCTTGAGCATCATAAGGAGTTTTATCAAAACTAATTGAATTGATTTTTACTTTGTGATTTCCTGTTCCAACTACTGGTTTCTCTTTGCCTGAAGCGGCTGACATGTCTTTAGTACTTAACATAATTGCTTTTTTTAATTAATTAATTTTATTATTATTCTTCATACTTTTTAATGCAATCTTTTACAAATTGCAGGTTGTTTGGGATGAAGATTTCCTCAAACATACCTTGGGGTGATTTACATGTGTTCTCTCCATTGTTTTGTGTATCAAAACCATAGACAAGTTCACCATCATCATTTTTAATAACTTTACCAAATAAAACAATAGAAAATAGACCTTCCAAAGTTAAAGTATTGTCAATCATTTTACCAATTGTTTTTGCTTTAATTTTTCTATTTCCATTGATGTCAGTTGCATCTTCTGAGTGAGTCAAAAAGAACACAGTTAGATCATCTCTCAAATCTTTAGGTAATTTAGCTACCTGAGCTAAGTTTGCTGCAATTTGAGTAAATTTCTCATAACCTTTTTCATTTGCTCTATCAAAATATTCAAAAGAACTCATGTACTGCCAATCATCTACAACTAAAGTTTTGATGTGTGGCATTTTTTCATTCACATGTAAAATAGCTTTAACAACTCCTGCTGCAGAAGATGAAGATGCTAAATTACCTTTTGGATTGTCTTTTGAAATAGCTGCATACATTCCCTTCCAACCTTTAAAAGGCAGTGGTTTATTTGCAATATTAATTACAAAAGTTTCATCAGGATTTAGATGTCTAATTGATGTTGATTTGCCGGTCCCTGAGTCAGCAATGATTAATACACTTTGTGCCATATTTATTTATTTATTAAGGATACTATTTAATGTTAATTGAATTGATTTAAGTGTCTTATTAATTTCTAGTAATGCATCAACTAAACCAGGTGTTTCTTTTTTATCTGGATCTGGTAGATCTGGATTAGCAAAGTCATGGATTAGTTTACCTCTACTTGTTACATCATTTATAATTTTTAACTCACTAACAGGTATTATATGTCTTATAAATCCAGTACTTGATTCAACTAACTCATATTCTTCTTTCCAATGTGGGTTATTCTTATGAAGATACAAAGTTCTTTTTGGGTCTTCTGTATCATAATTTATACTTACAAATTCAGTATAAATATCTTCATTCTTTTCAAACTCACTAGGAAAAAAACTAACATATAGTTCATCTTTTCCGGTTGGCCTATAAGCCATCTTAGGAATATATTGTGCATTAGTTATTCCATTAGTTTGGAAGTAATCTTCATGCTCTTCTCTCAAAGCATTTACCTTAGCTTTACGTTCATCAGGTGTTATTGCCATTTCTTTTGTATTATTTAAATTTTTTGTACTTATCATATTTTTTATCTTCTTTCTTGAACTCCTGGTGTAGCCATTTCTTCAATTTGCATTGATTCAAATTTAGCTTTAAAGAAACTCATTCTAGTATCACCATTTCTTGCTTTAAGAAAGTGTAACACTATAGTTTTATCATCTTCAATAATATATCTATCAGGCCCATAAAATCTAATCTTTTGTTTTGCGGGTCTATTAATACCAATCAAAGTATCAGCATGTTGCAACATAGCATCAGAACCAAATATATCTGACTCAAGAATATAGTTACCATACTTACCATCTATAGCTCTTTCTGGGTTATCAATATTCCTATTGAGTTGAGATAAAGCAATAAACAAACAAGGATAGTCACGTTTACACTGAGTAAAGAACTCACCTAATTCAAATAACATATCTAAAGTATTGTTTTGATAAGGTGCTCTTTTAACTAACATTGTGTGATCTAAAGTAATTATTGTTTTTACTCCTTTATGTTGATTCATGTACATATCAATTTGCTCACGCATTTGATTTACAGTCATAGGAGTACTAACAATATCTACAGGATGTTTCACTCTTTCTTTAGCATACTGATGACAAGTATTAAGTGTATCAGCAGTAATTAAACTTCCTGCACTACATAACTCTTTATAAGTTTTGCCAGTGACTGAAGAAAATTCTCTAATTGCTGAGGTTCTACCAACCATCTCATATTGAAACTCTAATACTCTAAATGAATCATTAGGATTCAATGCAAAAGACTCTCTTATGATTTGATCTTTAATTAATGTTTTACCTGAACCAGGTCTTCCACCAATAACCGTTAATGTGTTCCATTCTAAACCATCAGTTGTAGCATCATTGAATTTTGGCCATGGTGTGTATATAGATTTCTCTTCACCAATCTGCCTTTTGTACATGTATTTTAATGCTTCATTAAAGGCAGCATATTGACCTATCCATGATTCTGTTGGTTTACTCATACTCTATAATATTTATTATGTCTTGAACATTTTCTATACTTGTATTACAAGATTTTTCATCAGGTATCCAAGTACCATCTCTTAACATTTGAAAATCTTCTAAAATAAGATTTAATTTATCAAGCACTTGAGTTGATTCTTGTGGTGTCATATTACATTTTCTTTAAAGTGTTTAGCTTCTGTTTCTACACCATCTTTTATCATATCACAGTAATCTGCTAATGTAGATGATTTTACTTTGTGCTTATCTTGTTTGCATATAAAATATTGACTAGTTTGCATATACATGTATTGTGCATCCCGGTATTCATTTACATACATCTTAGTAGCTTTTATGATTTGTTCCCAAGTATAATCATATGTTTCAAATATCCATCTGAATGATTCAGATAACATCTTTACATTAACCCTGGCTGGTTTGCCACTGGGAAGTTTTATATTAGGAAATATTTCTCTATAGATATTTATTTTATCAACAAAGTCTTGTCCCATTAACTGAGCATCTGTTTTCTTTTTTGCTTTAATAAAATAATTATCTAAATGTACTATCAAGCATTTAGCTTCAGCACTCATTGTATATTTACCATTATCTAAGATTAAATAGCCTAATTTTTCTAGAGCTAACTTATCTTCAGTTGTTACTTGAGGCAAAGCAACTCCTTGCTTTATCCCAAATAATAATAGTACTTGATTTGGTGTTAAATTGTTTTTCAGCATCATCTGAAATAGTTCCCACATATTGTTTGGTTTTAATTATAAGTGTTTGATAATCAGATGTATGATTTAAAAGACGGACAACAAATATAGATAAAATTTACCAATTAATCAAAGATTTATCTTGTTTTTTTAGTTCTAAATTTGCTTTATTAAACACATCATTGTGGTCCCATTCTCCACCTTTGTATGCAGCTGATGCTGGGTGTGAACATTTAAGTATTTTACAATCAGGTAATAAGGTTTCCCACTCTTCAGCTTTTTTACCCATTAGTATAAAGATTGTATCTTTCTTATGTTTGTTGATATTAGCAAATATGTAATTTGTAAATGGTTTCCACAAGCTATAATGTGAACCAATCTTGTTAACCTCAACAGTAAATGCTGTATTAATAAGTAATACACCTTGGTTAGCCCAAATTCTTAAATCTGTATAATCTGTGTCTATGGCTTTGTTTATATATTGTAAAGACTTTTCAGCTTTACCTTTTTTTGAGCAACTAAATGCTAAACCATCTGCTGACCCTAACTGCGGATATGGATCTTGTCCTACTATAACAACCTTAAGATTATCATATGAGCACTCTTTAAATGCATTGAATACATCTTTGAATGGCGGAGTAAATCTTAGGCCATGGTTAACAGCTGCTTCTAGAAATACAAATATACCTTCAAATGATGGACTATCTACAAAAGGATTAAGTATTGAATCCCAACCTGATTGTTCTGAATCAGTTTTTATTTGTGTTTTAAATTTATTTAGGTTTGATTCCATTTTATTTGTTTTATTTTGTACATTTGTAAATAAATACATTTTAATATGAGTGAAGAAAAAAAATTACAGACAGTTGATACATATGATTTTAAAGATATCATTAAAGATATTGAAGTATCAACAGCATATATTGCAGCACTTCAAAGAATCATAACAGATATGTTTCTTAATTATTCAGAGGGTACTGAAAAATTACCAGATTTGTTTAAAATGTTTGAACAAAATCTTGGTAAAAAAGAAGAAGATAAAATCAATATAAATCTTACTAAAGAACAGGGTGATATTTATACAGTATTTTCATTGCTTCAGTTGTTTAAATATCATGCAAATAAACAAGGTTTAGCTAAAAAAACTGAAACTTCAGCTACCATTGAAGAATTAAAAGAAATTGCTACAATGATGCAAAAACAAGAAGATATAACTGAGAAATTAAAAGAAATAGAATCTAAAATGAAAATTGTAAACTAATTATCTTAATTGCATTCCACTAAAATCACCAATTTCTATACAGGCTTGAATAGCCAGGTTTAATTCATCTTTATCACAATCACCAAAAGACTTGCAGTACTCTTCTTTATTTTTTGTAAAGCAGAGTCCTGCTTTTCTTTTTACTGCTAATTTGGCTTCTTCAAATGTGTATCCTATTTCTTGTGCTATTTCTCTAATCATTGCATGTAGTCTGGCCAACTGAGGATTACTTCCTTTATCACCACTCACGCCAATAAATATTTCTAATTTAGCTCCATCAGGTAAATCATTCAAAAACTTTTGAAACTTATTACCTACAGCTTTGATTGGAAAATCCAATGTACCATCTTTAATAGTACACTGGATAAATAAACTATCTTTCATTACTTAAATCTTAGTGCTGTACCAATATAAATAAATTCTTGTGCACATACTTCACATATAGCTTCTGTTTCATTTCTATGAAGACTTCTGTTAAGACAATTAGGACAAGGTGTATCTTGCATATAACTAAATTCCTCACATGATTGTTTAGCTAATGCTTGTATATGAGCATCATGATCTCCATTGAAATCACGTTCTACTATTTCCATATAAACTTCTTTCATTCTTCCCATAACTTAATGTGTTATTTGTTCATAATTCTTTCTTATTACTGTATCTACTTTATGACATAAGTCAATTAAGTATGTACCACTTTTTACTTGTTCACTATCAAATGATGCTTCTATAAATGGCTCTAATGCTTCAATAAACTCTTTGGCTTTTTGATGCATATTTGCACCAATTTCTGCTGTAGGTTTCATTTCATCTAGTTCCATTATTAATAGATTACTCAATGCTGATATTTTGTGATATAAAACTCTTTCTTTTTTAGTCATAATTTTTATTATACTAGTTCTATTAATTGTTTTAAACATTCAAGTTCTGCTTCTTGTCTTGAATAATAATATTCTTCAGATGCAATTTTTCTTTTAACTTCAAGATCCACTATTTCCCAACCAAAATTATTTCCTTCTATTGATTTTGTTATAAAACCTCTAAGATGAGTATTTTTATCAAACCATTTAAATGCTTGTTGATAAAGTGGTGCTGTAAAACTTGGATCAATAAGTTTTATATCTTCATTTTCCATATTTTCATCATTTATATCATCTGTCAATATTTCAAGATCTATATTTGTTATACCATCTTCATAATATTGTAAAATAATTTCATCATCACATAAATTATATTCATGTGAACATAATTCATTAAACCCTAAGTCTCTTAACGCTAATGCTTCTTCATAAGGTACAAATTCTTCTTCCATAATTTTTATTTTTTAAGTTCTCCAAAACCAATTACCTACTAAATGTTTCCTATCTTCAGGATAAAACTCTACACTATCAAATGCAATCCACCATTTTTCAAGTTTCCATATATAAAAAAGTCTTTCTGCTACGTTAAATGTGCTCATGATATAAATTTGCTATTTCTTGGTTAATTCCATAATCAAGTAAGATATAATTCTTACCTTCCATTCCCCAGTTTTCAACATTATGTAAATCACAGTCCTCAAAATCAAGCTCAGGAACTTTTGCTTTAATACGTCTTACAACCATTTTTGGTATTCTTAATAATTCTGTGTCATATCTCTTTTGACATACAACACCTAAATACATCCATTTTAATTCTGCTAATGATGTAATATTTTTATATTTATCCCAAATATATTTTTCATTAAGTCCTTGAAGATAACCTCTTTTAGATAATGGTATCTTTATAACTATATTTTTCAAGATTATTACAAGTCTTGTTGAGTATTTAAAATTTATCATAATTAATTACACCATTGGCTACCAGTAGTAATTACTCCAGGAATATTATAAACATTTTTAGTAAGTTGAGTACAATTATTTCTAACTATAAAATTAGAAAATGTAAGTACACCTCCGTTATTATCTGGAATGTTATAAGACACACTTTGAAGAACTACGCCACAATTACAGTCTGTTGTATTTGCAGCAGGGGTTGACTCTGAAGGTGTACAACTAAATAATAATACTCCTAATGTTATTAATGATACTACAACTAATAATGTTGTAAACACTCTTTGACCATTTTTAATAGTTCTTTTCATTTCTAATTTGTTTATTTCTTTCATCTTATTTATTTTTAAATATACATTTCATATTCATCATGGATTTCTACAACTTTTGTATCTAATTTTACAAATCTTTCAGCTCTGTAACCAATCCAATGTAAACCAAATTGAGTACGGCCTTCATTCACAATACCATTAATGATATAGACTCTTTGTTCCATACCATTAATGTATTGCTGAATTACCTCATACTCATTACCTTCTTTAACTGATGCTCCTTGAGGAAGTTTTGTATCATCTATGCAAAGTACTTTCATGATAAATTAATCCATAAATTTTTAAGATCTTCTTCTTCAGGGTCTTCATCTTCTGAGTAAACATTACCAGTTCCCTGGCAATCATCACACATCATTGTTATATAACAACCACCGCAACATTCATTGCTATAGTCATGACAATTCATTATTTCAACGGTGCCTACACCATCACAATTTGAACATTTCATTTGCTTAAAGGATTATAGTATTTAACTTTTTTAGGATCAAAATCTTTTAAAGCTGTTTGTACCCATAATTCATCTTGAGTATTCTTATAACATAATATATGACATGTGGCTTTTTCTGTTGGATTAAGACGTAATAGTCTACCAATTCTTTGAGCACTTTTTCTTTCATTACCATATGCATGCATAATAATACCCTGTTTTAAATTAGGAATAGTAACGCCTTCACTTAACTGTAATACACAAGACAACCTATCAATTCTACCATCCGCAAATAGCTCTAGGTTTTCTTCATTTTTAGAGTTTCCCGAATGGTAGCTGTGTTTTGATAGTTTATCTGCTTGTTTTTGAGTATTTGCAAAAATAATACATTTAGTTCCCAAATTGGGAAGTAATGATTTTACATACTCTTCTTTAGTTACATATTCCATTAAAGCTCTCATTCTCATGATTGCTGCAAGTTGTTTTGCTTTTTGTGATTGTGCTTCACCACATTTTGCAGTAACATAATCATAATCTTTTTTTTCTGATGTCCACCAAAAACCTCCTTGTTTTTTGGTTTTTTTTAATGTCAATAACTTTGACAGTTCTAATTCATGTACTACTATCTGATAATCATTTAGTATTTTTGAGTCAGTTGCTTCATCAATGGTAAAAGTATATTTAATTGGACAGTACTTGCTTACCATTTTTCCTTTTTCAGAATCATTGTATTTGGGTGGTGTACCAGTTAAACCTAAGATTTTACCTTTAAAGTTTGAAAGAAATTCAGAATGTGTTTCTAATAAATTGTGACACTCATCTAAGTATACAATATCATAGTCATTAGGATTTTGTTTTCCTATTGAAAGATATGTGGTAAATGATAAATGATCTGCAAGTTTTTCTATATCAAGCTTCTTAAGTTCTGCTAACCAAGAATCTTTAATAGATAACTTTGGTATAACTACCAATGCTTTTATAAAAGGGTTGTAATTTTTTTGGAAATGCTGAATTGCAATTCTGGTTTTACCTACACCCATACTAATGGCCAAGCCACATCTTTTGTGATTTAATGCAATTTTTAATGCATCTTCCTGTACTGACTGTCTACTCATTGGATTGTTTTATATCTGATAATATTGTATCCAGTGAATGCTTTACATTACTTAAGATTTCATCTTCAATGCTTTTGAATTTCTTGTATAATTTGGTATCAAAGTTTTTCTTTAAGTTATAAAACTTTTTACCTGATACATTTACATCATAAGCATACACATGATTAACAAGTTGGATTCTATCTTCTGTAATAACTATAAAATAGTCATTGTACTTAATATATCTTTTGTCTGTTATTGGACATAAAGATAATTCTGAATTTGAATTTTTAAGTACATATGTTGCTATAGATAATGCTTTCAATTGATTTACTGATAGCTCTATATCTTTCATGTCTGTACTAACAAAATTCTTTTTATACCATAAGTATTTCTGTAACAATAAACGTTTAAGTTTGTGCTTTGCGGATTTAAATAATTTCATAAGTTTAAATTTTTGTTATTTGTTTAAAGTTTTTGAATAAGCTCAATTAACTTATTAATAATTATACCTCTATCAATTTCATCTTCTATGATAGGTACACATTTTTGTTCTTCACTGAACATGCCTGCATCTTTATCATATACATAAGCTTCTAAAACAAGCTTAAGGATTTCAATCTTTGATATAATTATTTCATTGTCAAGTCTCTTATTTTCTTTTTCTAAGGCTTCTTTTTCAATAGTAGCTTTAGTTTTTTCAGAATGTTTGTCCATAATTAAAGTTTTATTGTTGAGGTAAATATACGTGAATCAAACCATTTTTCACAAAAATGTATCATTTGCACCCATTTTTCACCAAAAAAACCTATTTTTCCTGAGTTTCCTCAATTACTAAGTATTTTTCACCACTTTCTGTCTTTTTGACTTTACCGGTTACCATAAGTTTCTTTACAGTTTCAGGATCCAATATATCAAAAGTTTGCTTCATGTATATGATCTTCATAAACCAAAGATGATTACCAGACCAGCAACACCAATACCTGCCAAAAAGTAAACAAAATTGTTTACCCATTGAGGATACCATACTCTTGTTGGCTCTGTGTCAATATGAATAAGAAAGCTAATCTTTTGTTTGATTGTTGGGTAATTTTCAATTAACCATAAACTTAAAGGGTCATCACATAAATCATCAATGTGATATTCAGCATAAGTGTGTATTTTGTGCCCAATGAACATATCATCTTCTCTTAAATGTTGAGGTAATTCTGATAACTTAATTACTGATCTTGTTACTTTTTTCATAATCTTATTTGTTTAAAAATTTATCTATTTGGTCAAACAACCAACCTGTTAAATAAGCTTCAGGTTCATCGTTATATCTATCTACTTCCATTGCACAGTCTAGGTATATTTGGTTCTTTAAATGAACTATTTCGTGTGCTATATTACTTAAATGAGTTGCATCTGTAAATCCTATAACATAGTGTCTATACCCTTCTTTGTCTTTTAGTGTAACTGCTCCAAAATCAGATAGAGACTTTGTCTTATATTTTTTTTCAACATAGGACAAGTCTTTATCCAATATGATGGTTAACTTACAACAGTATATTGGTATATCTATTGTGGTCTTTCTCATATCTTATTTGTTTTTAAATTGTTTTTAAAGTCCACCACCAAGTGTTTTTAGATATTGTTCATAAAGAATATTAAGATGTTCCTTAGAAACTCTTTTTTCCTCCCAAGTCAAACCATTAAAATCTGAAAACCATTTTGTAAAATCTACTGCTCTGAATCTTTCTCTTTCGTAAATATTTTCTTGTTGTTGCTTTTCTATTTCTTTGGCTTGTTCAATATACTCATACAATCTTGTAGGTAAACTATCATAAATTGTTTCAAATTCACTACATTTATTCTCTAACCATTCTACTGCTGTCATATTATTTATTTTTAAATTGTTCAAATAAACTCTTAACTCCTCTTGTGTGCGTTAATAGAGTATGTTTAAATATAAACTCTCCAAATGCTATCACTTCTTCCTCATTATAACTTCTTTCTTGTTGCCATTTAGCACCAAATTTTACTGCTGATATAATATCGTGTCTGCAATATTCATTTTTATTCGTTGCAGGACATCTATATATTTCTGAATATTGCTCTATAGCTTCTTCAAGTGTTTCTTGTTTAGGTTCTTCAGGTCCACAGTCACAATAATTAGTATGTCCACAGTAACATTTTGTTTGTTCTTCCATAACTTTTTTATTATTTAATCCTTTTATAAATGTATAACCTGTAGCAGTTGGTTTAAATCTTCTTTTATTCCATCCTTCAAAAATAGTTTCTACTAATGGATTCCATTGGCTTTCCCATACATTACCTGTTGTATTTTTAAGATGATTATATATTTCTAAACAATCTTCTGCATCTTGTTTATATTCTGTTTTTAATTGCACTTGCAATCTATCCATTAATTTACCCATAATTCTTATTTGTTTTTAAATTGTTCGTTGTAGTATTGTTCTGCTATTTTTGTATTACTACTACTAAAAGCTTGTGAATCATATTCAGATTGTCCATTTATATGTGAAAGAATAATCTGTTCCTTTTCCATTTCTTTAGCTATAATAACTATATGTTCTGTTTCTTCCAAATATTCTTCATCACTAATTTCGTTGAAATCTAATTTTAGTAGTAATTCTTCAAATTTCTGTGCTAACCATTCTACTGCTGTTTGTTTCATAATCTTATTTGTTTTTAAATTGTTTAAGTTTATTAAGGATATGCTTTTCTGAGCAACCTAATGCTTCAGCAGCTTCTCTATTAGTTTTATACTTTAATAATGCTTTCTTTATAAGCACATTTTTTGCTTCTTCTAAATTTAATATTTCAGTCATATGATTTAAGTTCTACTATCTGAGAATCCAAGTTCAACTGCATCTTCAGGATTAAGTTCAATCCATGTATGACAGTTTCTACATACTGGTAACCAAGTAGTTACATCTAAATGATACTTTCCTCTTCCTTTTTTGTGATGAACATCAGTAGCATGCAAAGAACACTTATGGATCTTTGCATGACATACAGGATGTTTTGTTAGATAAACTTTACGTATTTGTGAATACTCAGAGTTAATCTTTGATAGTTTGGCTGATACTTTTTTGATTGTCATTTTCTTTTAATGTAAAAAAGTTTTTTGGTAACAAACCTTTAGACATAAATCTTAAAATTACATCTTCATAAGTAATACCCAAATCTTTTAATGTTAGTGTGTTGTTGTAGTCTTCCAATATTTCATCTTCTGGGATAGAAATAATATATTCTGCAGTTGGACCACGGAATGTTTTACGGAATAAATCATTAATTCTTTTATTGCAGATAGTTTGTTTCCAGGCATTTATCTCTCTTTGAGATCTTCTCCATACTTTAGATATTCTTCTTTTTTTATCCCAGTGTAGAGTTTCAATTTCTTGTGGATCATACACATTAAGGCCGTGTAATACTCTTTTAAACAAGAAGTGTTGATAGGAATTTAACTTGTTGTAACTTAAATTATTAATGATTGATGCTGGATGCAATTGGTATTCTTCCAATAATCCATAGTACTGATACCGTGATTCACGGAGACTGATGATATTTTTTAATTCATCTGTCTGAAGCTGAGTTAATTGTTCTTGAGATAGCATACATGTTTTGTTATAAGGTTTTAAGTGTGTAAGATATAGTACAAAAGGCTAAGGCACAAATAGCCATTATTTAATTTCCTCTGATGGAAAACCTTTTATATTATATTGAGGGATCTAATTAAAGTTCAAAAGTATCTTCTTCTACAAGATCTAACTCTTCAACTTCATCTGTAGTTTCTACTTCATCAAATGATGGAGCAACTACTTCTTCTTTTACATTAATACCAAATGCTTCTGCTGCTGTTGCAACATCAACTTTAACTGATGCTTTGTTCAAGAATGAACCACCACCATTTGCATCTTTAATATCTTGACCATTAGTATGAGCAACTAATACATCTTCTGCAGTGGTATCACTTACATAAAATGTTTTCCTAAAGATAGGTTGACCATCTTGACAACATACAATACCAGTATCACCAGCATATTTGTAGTCTCTTTCAGGATCTGTGTTACTAAATGGCTCTAAAGATTCTTTGATAATAATTTTACCAGGTAAAGATTTCATATTTTCTAAACCTAAACTTTGTAAGTCTTCTAACTTACCGTGTAATAATGTACTTAATGAGGATTTCTTAACCCAACCTGTATTACCAAAGGTTACTCTTTCTTGTTGTAGTCTTACGTGAGCAAATTCTGAATTTGTACTAGACTGACGGATAACATTTCCCATGTCATCAGCAATGATGTTTACTTTACTTTGCATTTCTTTTTGATTTTAATTTGTGAATAATAAATGATTTGATGTATCTGGAGTTTAGATATCATCTGAATGAAAATATGAGTCATCTAATTTCTCATCATCTTCTATTTCATCCAACCCTGGTTCATGTTCTATGATTAACTCATCAATTAGTTCTTCTAATGAATCATCATCAATATTTATGACAGTTGGGAGTGGTTTAGAAAATGAATTGTAAAAAGGATCACTCACTTCTTTGGTATAACCTGCACTAAGTCCGTTTAAGTCTTTAAATTCATCATCAGACAAAGATAAATATTGCTCTACTGAGCATTCAATTATACGTCCATTTGGCAGCTGTATTATCATTTATTATTGTGTTACGTAAAGTATACACAACAAATGTATAATAATAAAATTGTTATCAAGAGCATAATTTTTCTTATTTTTTCTTAGAGCAAAATATAAAGAGCATAAATATAGCTAACGTTTATTTTATTAATAGCTTTTTTCCTACTCTTTGAATGTAATTACATGTTTTAAGTTCCTTAATCAATCTGTTTGTAGATGATTGACTTATATTTAAGTCATCTGATAGTGTGGAGATTGATGGCCAACATGTTCTTTCTTTATTTGCATAACAAGCAAGCATTGAATATAATCCTTTTGCTTGTATAGACAAGTTTGGATCTGAAATTACTTCATATGAAACAATTCCAAATCTAGTTGATTTCTTGGACATGATCTCTCATGATTAATAAAAGTGCTGTATTATGATCTGCTTCATTAAGAATAGTATCATTTTTAAAAGCATATTTTTCATTCATATACTTACCAAAGGTTGTCATTTTACCATTTGGTACAGCATCCATAGACTTTTTTAGTTCTAACCAAGATTCTAATTCTATTTTTAATAGAGGCATTGTGATTTTTGACATGATTAAAGGATTTCTAAAGTTAATTGATTTACTATTGGTTGTTCTAGTACTGGTTTATTAAAGTATGGGATGTCTAACTTGTTTATTTTAATTAGTTCCAATGGACTAAGATCCTGATCATATTCTGTAAGTTCCATACTAGTATTATGATAATACAATTTAACTTTCAGATTCCTATAAAAAGGATTATAATCTGAAGATGACCAAGATGAATCACCAACTACATAACCAAATACATTACCATCTCCGTCACATAAACCCATATCACATAATACGTCTGTCTCATAATGCTTTGATGCATGGTAACTTATGGGTTTCACTTTAAAGTGATCACCAATAGCTAATGGTTCATGATATTGTTCAGTTAAGATCAAATGAATTATAGTTTCTATAGAATGTTCTGGTAAATCTTTTAATAGTATATTACTAATGGTGTCTTTGTTTGCAGAATTTTTAATAATGTCTTTGTTAATCAACTCAATGAATATCTTATTGAGGAGTTTTTTTGATATGCTGTATGTTTCCATGATTAATTTTTAAATGAATAAAGCAACCCAACATACAAAACAAGGTATGAACAGAAAAATATGCTGAGTCACTAATATTCAATGGTTTTACAAGGCCTAACTACTAGTATAATAATATATAATATTACTGGTACTGTTAGTGTGTCACCTGTGATAGTTTAAAATTTGTTTTCTTTTTTTAGATTAAATCTTGGTTTTTGTTTACGACATAAACCAATGTAATTAAACTCAATACCTACACATCCAATTAATATTTGTATACTACCTGAATCATCATGGCCTATAAGTAAACCAAATGCTGGTACTATATTTATATTAAATCTTTTAAAGACTTTGGTATTACTCATATGATAGGAGTAGAAGATGGCATTATAAATTACAAGTAACAATGCAACATGGCATAGTATTAAGTAAATTACATCTAAGCTAAAGATTTCTTGTATGTAATATACATAAAAGAACAGTGCTACTAAGGGTGCTGCAACTACAGCTAAAAATTTGATTATTTGTTTAAGTGTTTTCATGATTAAATGATTTTTGATTAAAACCTACCGTAACCTGGATTACGATAGGCTTTTGATTAGTTAAATTCAGTGTAATACTCCATGTAGTTATCAGGTTCATATTCTTCTTGGATTTCTACCAGATCATGGTCTTCTGCTAGTTCTCTTAGATAGTCATTAGTTTGAATTGCATTAACTATTTGTTCAGTTGATGCTGTTTTTACTTCTTTACGATCTAACTTGAGGTGCTTATGTCCAGTGAAGAAATTAACTTGAGTTGATTTGTCTTCTGAATAAAGCATGATTCCAATTTGATTTTTGTGTTGAACAAATAGTTCAGGGTTTGTGATTGTGATTTTCATATGATTTAGTTTTTAAGATTTTTATCAAGGTCATGACCTACTATTACAGAAGGTATCCAACCAAAGATTAACATAAACATAAGTGTACCACCATTAGTAGCACAGGTTCTAAAGTCTGTTACGCTAGCTAATAAATAAGCAAGTGTGGCTACTGAAAGCCAAGTTAAAAGGAATGCTATTACACATCCTACCATAATTTTTGTTGATTTCATACTGTTTTATTTAAAGTGAATATTTTTTCTAAAATAGATCTCTCAATCTAAGTGGATGTTTAGTAGTTAACATCTAACCTGCATTGTTTCATCACCACTTATGCTATGGTCTTAGGATTAAACACATCTATGTTTAGCCCAGTATCTTCTTTGTTGTCCACATCTAGAAGCACAGCTTTCTAATGTAACTACAAATAATAGCAATGCTATGATTGCAATAACTTTTTTGTTCATGGTTTTAGTATTTAAGATTAATTAAAAAGGGCCCAATTAAGAGCCCATTATTTTAACAAGTAGTTATTACTTCTGGATCATTAGTCCATGAGTATCTTTCATTTAGTTTGTTGACTTGAATATCTTTCAACGATTTACCTACGGTTCTAAAGACTACAAAATCTACTTCCCAATTCATACCAGTGTAACTGACTTCAATTAAGGATTGATACTTGTTGTTTCTATACGTAGTGACAGGTGTTACTCTAAGATCTTTGCTGATCATAGATAAAGGAGCTAATACACTTTCATTGTAATCATTGTTAGTTACTCTAACTTTAAAAGTGTTGACAGGTGTACCGTTTACTAATACGGTTTGCATTCCAAATAAATTGATTGATTTCATAATTTCTGTTTAATTAATTATTATTGATTTATTTATTGTTCCGGGTAATATGGCTCTTATCCTATAGAGAGAGAAGACAATTATATAGGAGAGGAAGAAGACTATGTGTGAGTAACATAAGTAGTAATGCTAGCTATATATAATAATAGCAGTGAGTATAATTATGAGTGTGATTAGAGTATAGATAAGTGGATATAAGATCACCCATATAACCTAACACACACAAATAAATAAAATATGCGTAGTGTTTTTGTTGCAAAAGGGATGATTAGTAACCATCCCTATCAATTTACATTGCTTCCACCCAATAGAGTGTTGTTTCTTCCCCTGTTACAAGGTCAACTACTCTATTATCAGATAATTTAAAGCCTGGCATCTCATCTCCTGCGTTCAACTTTTTTTGAAGTTGTGCAATTGTAGGATGACTGGCTTTCATTACTGTGTTAGTCTCTGGATCTATCAGACTAAGAACACCAAATGTAATATTGTTTTGGGTTCTTGTTCCAACACTGATGCCGGCTAACGTACCTATTTTACTTGTAATAGGTGCAGATGTTACAATAATGGTAGCAGTTCCCGTGCTATCATTCACTCTCAATTTTCTAAAAAATACTGACATAATTAATTTAATTTATTATTATATTGCAATAGTGCAA